TGTTTGGTTTGCCCAATTACCGAAATATGTTGCCTGATCAGTACTACGCTTATAGTTAGGCGTATCTGCGTAAATGTTATTTACCTTTCCGTTTAACCCCTCATAATCAAATCCAATAATATATATAGCATCGTAACCATGCTGACTAGCAAGCCACAATGCTGTAGGCCCGCTTGACCATCCTTTATGGGGATTAAAGAAGTGTAAACCTTGAATTGTACGTACATCTTTGTTAGGGTTAGTCCACACTTGATTGCGTAAATGCCAACCTTTTTGTACAATTTCTTTTACCATTTTAGCATCAACAGCTATAAGGTAATCTGGTGTAAATTCTCTGTAAACTGCGTTACAAGCGTAAATTTTGCCGTGTTTTTGTAACTGTCGTAAATCAACATTTTTACGACTAGTACCGTTACCTAAAACAAATGCTATGTTATGCTTGTGCGGCTGCGAGTTCTTCTGCGGTTGGTTGTCCATACATACCCTGTATAAATTCTAGCTCGGCCGCTTTTTCAAACTCATGAACTTCGCTGTTTTTACGAAGTTGGTTGATCTGACGAAGTGTTAGGCGTACTTTTCTAGTGTCGTTTTTTTCAACAACATTAATATCACGCTCACTGGAATAACGCTGATCATTAGCGTAATCCATTTTTTTATCATCAAAATAAAAGAATTCCATCAGTTTCATAGTACTATTTATACTCCTGCGCCTGTATCAGCAGTGTCAGTTGCCGCAGTATCGGCTGTACCGCCTTCAGCGGCCGCCGCCATGTCATCAGGTGCTTCAGCATCTTGTGCTCCTGCTTCTGCTGACATATCATTTGGACTTACTCCAACACTTCTCATCTGTGCTGATGCTTCTGCTTCTTGAGCAATCTTAGTACCGTTTTCTTCTTTCCACATTAGTTCGTTTTCAGTAACTTCTTCTTGTGAAAGACCTAAGAAACGTTTAAGAGCAAATCGTTTGCTCATGTATGGAACTTCTTGTAGGGCGGCAAATGTTTGTACTCTATTGTTATCTAGTTCTGCTTGTCTATAAGAAGCAAAGTTTTGAGGAGCGTTAAATGTAATTTCAAACAAACTGTTATCAATATTAACGCCTTGTTTAATTAACCAACGTTTAAATTCGTGGTCAAGTTCTGTGATAATAAGTTTTTGTAGTCTTTTACAATACTCATTAAAACGTAACTCTTGTATGTACGCTGTACCAACTTTACCGTCATTAAACTGTGCTGGACTGTCGTCTGGCATAGTTGGCAAATAAGAACTTGGAATTCTCAAAGCACGGAAAAGTTTGTTAGTAAAGTAACGTAAGTCATCAATTTCACCTAGGTTAGTACCACCCGGTAATGTGTCGACTTTAGATCCTCTACCTTCAGCAGTTTGTGGAAAGAAATAGTCCTCTGAAATACTAAGTGGATTATAACTAGCGTCAATTACATTTGCTCCACCGCCTGTATTACTTGGAATACGTCTTTGGTTAATTTCGTTTTTAACACGTTCAACAAAGCTCATAGCCATGTGAGCAGGCATATTACCCACATCAACGTAAAAAACACGTCTTTCAGGAGCTCGCTGAACTCTATAAATGATAATCGCATCTTCTAATAATTCTTTTTGCTTGTATACTTTAAAGACACTTTCTAATAGGGAGTTACCAAAAGGATAGTTATTATCTAATCCTTCTGATAACGACAAGTGAACAACGTGTTCAGCATCAACTGCTGTTTCATTTTGTTCAGTTGAAAAGCGAGATCCCGTAGACTGTGGAGAAGCACCAACCATACCTCTTCCAAGCGCACCACCACTGACATAACTGCCAGTACCGGCAGGTGAGTTGTGATTATCAGGATGAATTGAAGTTGCTACAAGATTTGTAAAATTGAAATTTAAATCTTTGATAATATACTGTTCAGGCTTTTTACCTTCAGATTCATTAACAATAATCTTTGTAACTTTTGCTGGATCAATATGGAATAGTTTTCCAGTCTCGGGATCTCTTATAAAAAACTCGTCTCCATATTTAAAGCAGTTTCTAACTACCCTAAACATACGAGTTTCAAATTGGTTTGATCTAAACCACTTTTGTAAACCTTCTTTTAGTAATTTCACTTCTGTTTGAGTTGGATCGTTTTTGAAGTAAATTTGGAATGTTGTGTTGTTTTCTTTGTTCTGTTGTGTACAAAATTCTGCCAAAATATCAAGTGCGGCATTTACCTCACTGTCCATATCCATCGTGTTATACTGCATGTATCTTTCAACACGATTTGGTGTACCAGCATATACGTCTGGTAAGAATGACGAATAGTTACTACGAGCAGGTCCTGGCTGACTGCCATTACCGATCGGGCTGTAACTGCCTGATGTATTACCTGTTGGCACAGGTGTAAAATATTTTTTCCAACTCAAAATCTTCTCCAATTAAGCAATACTTAACATTCTTCTGTCAATTGCTATTTCGTTTTTCTTTATTCTTATCATTTCCTGAACAGTACTATTTACTGTATTAATCATTTCTTCGGCAGGAATCTGGCGAGCTCTATCTTTGATAGTATCGTATTGTTCTTTGGTCATAATTGCTTTATCGCCAGATACAACCATGCGTTTCTTAGCACCAAAATCAACAACCTGTCTACCAAATTCTTGAAGTGTTCCACCGCTAAACCCTCTAGTAGTGTCAAGATTCTGTACCGTGTTGAATCCGCTAATATGCCCACGAACCAAATATTCAAGCATTTTTTCAAGTGTTGGTTTGTTTGTAGCTTTAGAAGAAAATTCACTTTCATCTAGGTAACCTGCGTTTCCTAACACAAATAAAAGAGCCTTTTGATCATTGGGATGTAACTGTCCAAACCAATTAACACCGTGTTTTGCTGTTTCAATTTTTAAGTTATGGCCTCCTTTAAATCCTGTATGATCGCTTTGTCCTTGTAATGATTTGATTGTAAATCCTTTTCCGTTTAACCATCGCAAAATACTTGAATAAAAATCTAGGTGTTTGCGATTAATAAATGTTGAAGCACCACTTACCGCTGTTAGAACGTTTTGATCCCCAGGGCCTTGAGCAAATGATGTTCCTTCCCACTTCTTTGTTAATTTTGAAGAAATATCTTGATTTACATCAGGGATTAAATGTTGAGCATACATACCCTGACTAAATGGATCTGTAGTCATAGGTTGATTAGTTCCGTAGAGATAATTATTATATGATCGCCACTGCTTCATTTCAGTGTCGTATCTGTATTGCCCACCTTTATCAAGGCCGAGTTCTTTTGCTTCAGCATCTGACAAATTAAGTACTTTGCTTCGATCAAGAATATTTGAATTGTTAATATCAGCTGGTGGTTTGTATCCTGGAACATTTTGAGGAGAAACTGTTGGAGGTAGTTTTGTTGATCCTGCAACTCTATTGAAATCTGCTACAGCATGATCAGTTTTAAATTCTTGATCTGAAGCATATAACGGGCCAAGACCAAAACCAAATTTTCTTTTCATAGCATCATCAAGATCACGCCAAAACTCTAAAAACTTATCCCCGAAAGGTATTTTTCTAATTACCCAACCTATCATGCTTGCGGTCGCCTGTTGAGCATATATTAGTGCTTTACTTGCAATGTATTTTGCCCAAGATCCTATATACTCCTGAACATGAGCAAACCCTGCTGGTGTATTTAGGTATCCCCAAAATTCTTTTAGATTGTCCCATGCTTTTTCTGAAAATTCAACAAATCGTTCTCCAAGTTTAGCAAATATTGTTCCAATTTGTGTAGCATCTATTGATCTAGAAAATCCTATTAGTCCTCCTTCGCCCATAAATCCTTTAACAAAACCCATTTTAAATTCTGTAACTGCTTGTTCTATTGATCTAATAACTTCTGTAATTGTTTCAGTTTCTTCTTGAGATTTATATGCGTCAGTTAATCTCTTTTTAATATCTTTAGCTGTGAGTTTTTCACCATCCTTTAACCTTACAATAGTATCTGCTAATCCTGAAATTGCCGCATATTCGTTTGCTCCTATTAATGGATTTGCCGACTGAGTTTGTATTAAACTTTCAATCATTTTTAACTGATCATCGGCACCTGCTAACATATGAGCAAATAAATCAAATGTTATATCTTTGTATTGATCTATATTAACTGAATCGTCTTTTGCTTTAGTATGAAGTTGTTCAAGTATTGTTCTTAGTTGCGGATTCATCTTTTGATAAGCAAATCCTGCTTCACTTAAAGGCGTCATACCAAATAAAGAAGCATTAAATGCTTCAGCTACACCTTCTTCAAACACCAAAGTTGACATATTAGCGGCCAATGCTACCTTGGCCGATTGTGTTGGATTTAGCTTATTCATCTCCAGCATAACTATAGCATTTCTTAATATTTTTTGTGCTCCGGAATTTTTAGCCTGTAAATTTTTTCCAGTAATCTTTTGAAAAGCATCAAGTGTTCTAGTATAAACTAGAAAATCATTTTGTGTTGTTTCGTTTACTACAACTGTTCTATGTGCTCCTCTTTGTGTTAAAAACAAAAAGTTGATAGCTGCATCATTAACTTCTTCTATGTTATATCCCATATTAAGTAATGAGGATCTTACACCTTCAACTGGCCTATTAATGTAATCAGCAAACTGGGCGAATTTTTTTATACCCATGTTTGTTGTAGGACCTAGTGCGTTTAATTCTTCAATGTTTTGAGACACAACATTTTGTAATTGAGAAAGATCTAATCTTGCGCTAGTTGCAACTTGCATCATTTCAAAAATGCTTTGTGTAAATGTAGCACCAGCTGGTACAAGTTTTTTAGATTCTCTTTCGTACGATTCAAGTATGCCTACACCCGATAT